ACCAAGTTCATATAATGCAAAGCGAAAATCACCGATGACTGTACCTGGAATACTATAAGTAAAATTTACAGTTTCATCACCAAGTAGTTTAACCGTTCCAAGTAAGTCTTCGGTATCTAAAACTTCTATGTCGCAGACTGTCCCTGGTGTAAAGATACTCTCATAAATAGAAGCACTCAAGAATATTGATGATATATCTATATTAGCACGAGAAGATGTGATAGACATTCTCTCAATTGTAAAATCACCAGATTGATAGCTGTCTGTCATGTCACTTCAATAACTTTTTTAATTCTTTTGAGACTTGTGCTGCGTATTTCTTATCCATGATACGGATAGACCTGTTGTTTGTGTTTATTTCATTTTCATACTCATAATAAGTTACTGGTGACCAGTAAGTAGTTTCAATTGAGCTAATGTTATTAGCTACAGAGTTAGCAGCTGTGAATACAGTATTCGCTCTACTCTCTGTGCCATAAAGATAACTATTACCAGTTATTGTTCCCGTTGTAGTAACGCCACTCAAGTGTTGTAACACCACAAAAGTAGAGTTAGCAAAACTTACTTGACCTTTGCCAGTATTATTAGCATCAAATGTGATGTTAACGATCTCATCACTAGTAAAAAAAGAACCATTAGCTACAGCATATCTAGCTACAGAATTTGTATTGTATTTCCAGTCTATACGTCTTCTTTTATATGCAGTTGGTATAGTATCTTTCAAATCATCTAGATAAACTGGTTCATAGTATTGTTTCAAAGCTTGATTCAAACTATTATAAGCAGAAACTGTTATCTGTTCTTGATTGTTATACCAATTGTTTCTATAATGTTTTACTTTTGTAGTAGCTCTATCTAGAGTGCCATACTTCTTTATGATAAAATTCATAAAAGTGTCTTGATCTACATTCCAGTCATAGTAAGGATCTATGACTCTATTAGATAAGTATAAGACCCACGATGAGTGTGGATCTTGATAATAGTCTTCTGCTAAAAGATCTGGACGTTCATATTGTTCTATTTCATACAAATAATAAAGATTAGGGTTATTGTAAACACTGTTAAGAACCGTAGCTCTTTGTGTCAAATTAACTACGGCTGTATTTGCGTAACTAATTATTTGAAATTTTTCAAAGTATCTGTCTGCCATTATTGACCACCACCTAACACACGACCTATCGGATCTAATCCAAACGGCAAGTTTTGAAGAGCAGAAAATTGTGGTAATTGAGCTAATCCTCTAGCAAATATATCAGCAGGTGCACCAGCTACACCAGTCAAAGCAGCACCTACTATATTTCCGCTCATTTGATCCATGAAAGGCTGATCAAGATAATCTAATTTAGTAAAGTATTCAATTTCTTGAAGAGACATTTTAATTTCTACTGCTGTTGGTGCACCATTGTACCAATAAAATGATGGTGCACCAGCCGGTGCATAGTTTACATCAAAAGTTTCTAATACACAAGGTTTAAACTTGTATGTGTAATCATCATTTGGATGTAATTTAATTAAAACCATTTCAGGATAAGTAAAAAAGACACCAGATTGTGTTAATAACCCTGGCGACATATGATACTTAATTGCTTGTATTATTTTTTGTATTTCATCTGATTCTTCTTTATTTCTTGGTATAAGTCTCCATGTAAAACTATGTTTTTTAAATTTAGGATTTTTAAAAACAACTGTCAAGAAAGGATTTATTGCTACACCTGATATAGCACTTCCTGCATCTAAAAGTTTTGAACCTGAACCAAAAACGTTTTGACCACCTATGCTCAATTTGCCAGCAAAATCTGCTAAAGCTTGCAAACCAAATGCAGCTCCAGCATCTACTATAGGATTCAATCCACCACCCGTAGCGGCTTCAGTGAATCCACCCAACACCGGACCAAGTTGTGTAGTGTCATAAGATACTGATACATTATCTATTAAATTATTTGGTATTGGTAATGCTATAAATTTTTTATCTTCTATTGTTTTACGATCATTTATATTTCTTTTTACATACTTAACAAACCTAAAAGACATAAAATGTTGTTGTGTTAAATCTTTAGGAAATGTTAAAACATCTTGAAATTGTTCTGCATATCGATTTCTTATATGAGCATTAGATAATGCTGCAGCGCCGCCAAGTACAGCAGCCCCAGCCCCTGCTCTTAAAACTGGTACTATAGCTTGCCCACCTAGCTGTAAGCCTAATCTTGCTGCATTAAATGCGGTTAGATTATTAAGTGCACCTTCAATGCCTCTAATAAAACCTCTTCCTAACCCAGCCGTAAAAGCACCAGGAACGTTTGTAGGTCTTAACATTGTTTGTCCTTATAAATAGCTTTATTATATTTATACAAATGGTGAAAGATGGCTTTCAAACAAGGTTTCTTCAAGCCAAAGAATCCCACAAAATATAAAGGCGATGCCACACAAATAGTTTATCGATCTGGGTGGGAATTACGTCTTATGTCTTATTTTGATATGCATGAAGATGTGTTATGGTGGTCATCAGAAGAAAAAATCATACCATATCGTTCACCGGTAGATAATAAGATTCACCGTTACTTCCCTGACTTTTTAATAAATATAAAGAACAAAGAAGGAAAGACTGAGACCGTAATGATCGAAGTCAAGCCAAAATCCCAGACTAAAGAACCAAAGAGACCAAGCAAAGTGACAAAGAAATACATTAACGAAGTATTCACATATGGTGTGAATCAAAATAAATGGAAAGCAGCTGAAGAATTTTGTGCTGATCGTGGATGGCGCTTTATGATTATGACGGAAGAAGAAATTTTTGGTAAAAAATCATGACCTCATATATCTTTCAAAGATTAGCACAACGTGGTAAGTTAGAGGGTATTGATACTACTATAAGACAGAGAGATGCAAGAACTTGGTTCAGGAATGCAGCACAAGAAGTAGCTAGTGTAAACTCAAATCTGATGATGCGTGACAAAAAGAACTCTGAAAGCACTATAGATGAAAAGTCTATAGGTTCAATGTTTATGTTTTTCTATGACCCAAAATTAAAAGATAAGTTGCCGTTCTACGACATTTTTCCTTTGGTCATACCCATTGGTTTAAAAAATGACGGGTTCATGGGGCTAAATCTTCATTACTTACCTCCCTACTTGAGGGCGGTGTTAATGGATAAGTTATATTCTACTGTGAACAACAAAAAGTATGATGCTACTACACAACTCAAAGTATCATATGAGTTGCTTAATGGTTACAGCAAGTTTAGATACTTTAAGCCGTGTTTGAAACGATATTTATTTAGTCATGTTGGTTCTTCATTTCTAAAGATAGAACCTACATATTGGGATGCTGCTCTCATGCTTCCGACTGAGAGATTCAAAAAATCAACAAAAGAATTGGTCTGGAAGAATAGTAGGGAGATGGTTGACTGATGGCTTTTGATATAAATCGATTCTCAACTAACATCAATACTTATGGCACACTAAAGACTAGCAAGTTTGACATTAATATAACTCCACCACGTATAATGTTAGAAATGGGTAGTATGTCAAGCAATCTTATAAGATTTAGAGCCGAACAAATAAACATACCATCTGTTAGTCTGGATTTAACATCTGTTAATAGATATGGTATAGGTCCAAAACAAAGATTTGCTACTAATGTATCTTATCCAGAAACTACTTCAATATCTTTCATTGAAGTAGAAAATGGATTAATACAACGTTGCATGATTCACTGGATGAATGCTGTGTTTAACTTTCATCAACCGGATGTTAGAACTAGATTATATTATCTTGCTCAATACAAAGATTATATAACATCAATTATAGAAATAACACAATATACTGATGATAAAAGGATAGGAAACATTATTGATATACTAGATGCATTCCCGGTAAACTTAAGTGTTAGTCCGTTATCTTGGGCTGAGACTAACACTTTAGTTAAAGTAAAAGTAGATTTTGCTTTTACAGAATGGGAAAACCCAGATCCGTGCACAGAAGAACCAGCGCCTGAAAAACGTT